AACAAAGATTTGAAGTTAATTGGTACAGAAGGTTTAGAAGAATTTTACAAAGACAAGGAAGGCAAGCGCTACCGAAAAAATAAGCTTAATAATAACATAGTTGAGATCACAGAGCATAGAAGGAAAAAAGATGCGATTTGATTTTGATTATACTTGGAAGCTGGTTAATATATTTGAATTTGCTGCACGCGCTGATCGTTTGATGCCTGGACCCAAAAAACCTACTTCTCCTTCAATGTATAAAATATTGGATGTCATACACGATAAATCAGATCATGGACTCTATAGAGCAAACGTTATTCGTTTAAAGGCTAGTGGTAAAATGATTGAGTGTTTTGAATTAGCTATAGATTTACTGTTAATGCTTACAACTGAACAGCGACAAATAATATGGTCAAGAGCAAACAACTACTCTTATAGTGAAATTGGTAAAATGCTTGGAGTTGAACGCCGAAAAGTTAAAAGGCTTTATCTTGATGCTTTATTTGATTGTGAAGCAAAAGTTAAAAAGAATAAAGATTTGCTTGCCAAAGTTGACAAAATTCACTAGGCAAATCAAATATAATTGTTTTGTAGTATGCCTGGACATAATAAACAGTTACAGCAATGCGAAAGCATAGCACGAAGCACCAAAGTTAGATGCAGAGCCAAAGGCTGGCTTAAAAAAAATTCAAATAAATATAGATGCAAAAATCATGGTGGACTTTGCAAAGGTCAAGTTACTTTGCAAGGCAAGATTAAAGCATTAAAAAATTTAGTTAACTTTAGAAATAAAACAGACTTAGAAATTGAAATTTATGTTAGACAAAGAATTGGAAATAATTGAAAAGTTAGAGAATGGGGAGACATTAACCAGAATAGCAAAAGAAAAAGGTTTCCCATCGCTCTCACAAATTTATAAGTGTATGCGTTCTGATGACGCTTTACATAGAAGAATTACAAAGGCTAGAGAAGTAGGCAGCTATTCGCATCTTGATAAAATACAAGATATGTTATCAGAGCCGCAAGACCCTAAATACTTTCAACAACAGAGAGAGGCTGCTCATCATGCAAGATGGTTAGCATCTAAATTATTAAGTAATACTTTTGGCGATAAAGTTAAATCAGAAATTAAACAAGATCAAAAAATAACTATTTCTTGGAAGTCTAACAAGAAGCCAGAGATAGAAGATAAAGCTGTAGAAACCTCATTATTGGCTGAGTCAAAATAGCGCGTATCTTTTCTGTTAATACTTGTTGACAGATTGGCATACGCTATGTTATTAATAATTATCAACTAAAAAAAGGAGATAATTAATGACAAGACTACCAAACAAATATCTTCCAGACTTCACTAAAAAAAAAGTAGATATGTTAACAGCTGCTAAAATGTTTAAAGCAGCGATTGACAAAACTTGTGAGGCATCTGGGATGCAGCCATCTTATGAAACTAACATGGCAACTGCTGAAGATTACGGCTACGGCGACGATAAAACAATCGTTGTTAACTTTGAGGCTGGTCCCTTTGATTGGGGAGTAAGTTACTCAATGGGTTCAAATCCGAAAAGTTATGACCCAGGTAACAATATACAAGATTGGTACCTTGAATGTTATTATGGGTTTGATGTTATGTTTGTCTCAACTTTAGACAACGCACCAAGTTTCAAAAGCATTAAATTAGCTGATGCTCCAGAAAAAGATATGAGACCAAAAATGGATATTGTTGTCCAGGAAGGAGTGGCAGCTTAATGAAATTAATCGATAAATTTCCAGGCTACTTTTTAAGAAGATCAAAGATTGCTTTTGAAAATGCTAAATCAAGAGGAATGTATAATCCAAGTGAGTGGATGTATATGTATACTAAAGGCGATTTAGATTACTTCAAAAACATTATTTCAAGAGAGTATAAAAGTTTTTATTACTCTGAAGTTAATTTGAAAGGAGTAACAGCCTAATGATTAAACAAATTATAGAAAGCTTTGCTTTCTTTTTTACTTTAACTGCAGGCATAACATTAATTTTAATATTGGGGGTGCTATGAATAACGACAAGAATAACACTAAACACTTTACAAGAAACCTTGAGCCTTTAAAGCCAAAGACTAAAACGTTTGAACAAGAGGTTCAGGAATATTTAGAAGAGCAGCTTGGTCAAGAGATTGAAAACCTAAAAGTTTATAAAAGCTACAACTAAGAAAACCAAAGACAAAAAGAAAAAGATTACTAAAAAGAAAAATGCCAGATTGTTTTAAATACGCTGAATATTATCACGAGCCTTTGCTAAAAGAATTTGGTTTACCTTCTGAACAAACTAGAAAAGTTGCATGTAATTCATTGAACGTACAGAGTTCCGCGCGCGTGTCATGGGTTTCGGCTGCATTTAATTTCTTTAAACACACAACAAACACACAATACATTAAATAAACGTTGCTATTATTATCATGCCTATAGGTATCATACCTACGAGCATGAATTAGAGCTGCTTTTTTGATTTTGCCTGGCTGTTTTTAAGAAAATTTTGGGGGGTGTACCCAAAAAACAACGCGCAACTTCTACTACATATATATTGGGACTACCACCCACACAGACACACACAGACATTATGACAGACAAATTAATTGAAGTTGAAGATAAATTACAGTCGCTGGTCTTTATAGACGAAGAGACTAACGCAATAGTAATTCATGTTTATGGATTTAGTGAGAGGCAGATCGCATTAGATTTTGCAGCTAAGATGTTAAAGAAGGCTGGAGTTAATTATACCCCGCTAGAAGATTTATTTAATTTACCACAGACCCTTAACTAATGTTTAATATAGAGCCGGTAAAAAATACCACTATAGAGCTGGATTATAACCCAAGACCGCAACAGGAATTGTTGCATGACAAATTAGAAAAGCACAGATTTGCGGTTCTAAATTGCCACCGCAGATTTGGTAAAACAGTTGCAATCTTAAATCATCTTATAAGATCAGCGCTAAACCACCCGCTGCCAAACCCAAGATTTGCGTATATAGCTCCAACTTATAAGCAAGCTAAGAACGTAGCCTGGGATTATATTAAACAATTTACCGCTTCAATTCCTGGAGTTAGATATAACGAAACGGAATTAAGATGTGATCTACCGAATGGTTCAAGAATAACTCTGTTATCTTCGGAGAACCCCGATAGTTTACGAGGAATATTTTTAGATGGTGTTTGTATAGATGAGGCAGCTCAAATAGCTCCTAAGCTATGGAATGAGATTATAAGACCAGCTTTATCAGACAGAAAAGGATTTTGTTATTTTATCGGTACTCCTGCCGGTATGAATAATTTTTTTTACGATATTTACCAATACGCTTTAAAAGACCCCGAGTGGTTAACATTTACAGCTCCAGTTAGCGAAACAAAACTAATTGATGAAAAAGAATTGCAAGCTGCTAAAGACCAAATGGGAGAGGCAAAGTATAAGCAAGAATTTGAATGTGATTGGATTGCAAATATAGAAGGTTCTATTTATGGAAACTTAATTGCAGATTCAGAAAAAAATAATAGATTAACTAAGATTGAATACGACCCGGCACTTCCAGTAGATACCGCATGGGATTTGGGACATGCTGATAGTACAGCTATTATTTTTTTTCAAAAGCTTGGCAATACAATTAGAATTATAGATTACTACGAAAACAATCGTGAAGGCTTACCGCACTACATTAGTCTGTTAAATAAAAAAGATTATGTTTACGGAAAACATTATGCGCCACACGATATAGAGGTTACAGAATTTTCTACAGGTAAGACAAGAAGGGAAGTAGCATATCAACTTGGTGTAAATTTTAAAATTTTACCAAAGCTACCTATTGAAGATGGAATACACGCCGCAAAAATGTTACTGCCGCGTTGTTACTTTAGTTTAGATACTACTAGACCATTAATAGATGCACTTCGTCATTACCATAGAAGATACAATGAGAAGATGAAAATGTATCATGAGAAACCAATTCATGATTGGAGTTCACACGCTTGTGATGCTTTTCGTTACTTAGCGATTGCAATTGAAGAATTGCCATCAAATACAAACTTAAACAAATTATTCCCGAAAACAGATTCGGAATATTCAATACATGGAAGATAAATTATGGGTTTCTTAATGCCAAAAATGCCAGCAATGCCGGCACCACCAATAGCTCCTGCTGAGCCACCTGCATATAACGATGCGGAAAAGGCTGCAGAAGTTAAAAGAAAACTGGATGCAATTGAACGAAACAGAATGGGAAGAGAAAGTACAATATTAACTACTTACCAGGGGTTAGATAATCAAGATTTAACTACTGATAAGAAAACTTTGTTAGGAGCTTAATATGGGTGGAGTTATCTCAGCACCAATAAAAGCAGTTACGTCAGCGTTTAGTAAACCAACTACTGCGCCAGCACCAATAGTTACGCCTACAAAAGCAGAAGTATCACAATCGCAAGCCGTAGCTGCTTCCGCTTTAGATTCTAAAAGACTTGTTAACGAACAGGGTAGAAGTTCAACAATACTTACAGGCTCACTTGGAGCAACAGATACTGTTGATATTAAAAAAACATTACTAGGAAGTTAAAATGCCAATAAACAAAAAAGCAAAAGATATTTTAGATAGATATGGTTCATTAAGAACTCAAAGACAAACTTGGGAGTCGCATTGGCAAGAAGTTGCAGATTATATGCTTCCTAGAAAAGCAGATATTACTAAATCAAGAAGTCAGGGAGATAAGAGAACAGAATTAATTTTTGATGGTACAGCAACTCATTCTTTAGAATTGTTAGCAGCATCACTACATGGAATGTTAACCTCAACTTCATCGCCATGGTTTTATTTAAAATTTAAAGATGACGAAGTTAATAGCGATGATGATGCAGTACAATGGTTAGAAAAATGTACTAGCTCAATGTATCAAGCTTTTAACCGATCAAATTTTCAACAAGAAATATTTGAATTATATCACGATCTAATTGCTTTTGGTACAGCAGCATTATTTATATCTGAAGATAACGAAAACGATTTAAGATTTAAAAATATTCATATTTCAGAAATATTTATTACTGAAAGCGAAACTGGAGTTGTTGACGGCTTAACTAGAAAATTTAAATTAAAAGCAAGAAACATAATAAGCATGTTTCCTAAAGCGCAGCTTCCTAATGAATTAAAAAAATTAATTGAAAATTCTCCACAAGAAGATGTTTCAATTATTCATAGTGTTTATCCTAATACAGAATATGCAGAACCAGGTTCATCTAAAAGATTTATTTCTTGTTATGTTCATGAATCTTCAGGAGCATTATTATCTGAAAAAGGATTTGCAGAATTTCCTTATGCAGTTCCAAGATATTTAAAATCTTCAAACGAAATTTACGGAAGAAGTCCAGCAATGAACGCATTGCCAGATGTTAAAATGTTAAACACAATGTGTAAGACTTCTATTCGTGCAGCTCAAAAACAAATAGACCCACCTTTAATGGTTCCAGATGATGGCTTCTTAATGCCTATTAGAACTGTTCCAGGCGGTTTAAATTATTATAGATCAGGAACAAGAGACAGAATTGAACCTTTAAACATTGGAGCTAACAATCCAGTTGGTAACCAAATGGAAGAACAAAGAAGAAAACAAGTTAGAGAAAACTTTTTTGTAGATCAATTGATTACTTCACAGGGTCAAACAATGACAGCGACAGAAGTAGTGCAACGTAATGAAGAGAAGATGAGAATACTTGGTCCAGTTCTTGGCAGATTGCAGTCTGAATTATTACAGCCACTTATTACTCGTTGTTTTAATATTTTAATGAGAAATAAAAAATTTCCAGAAATGCCTGCAATGTTAGGCAATACAAATATTGAAATTGAATATGTATCTCCATTAGCTAAAGCTCAAAAAACTGGAGAGCTGCAAGCATTAATGAGAGGCTTTGAAATATTTGGAAGTTTACAAAACGTTGCTCCTGTATTTGATTATTTAGATACAGACGCTGTAGTTACTTACATTAAAGACGTTTTAGGTTTCCCTGCAAAAATTTTGAAAACGAAGTCGCAAGTAGGAGCAATAAGAAAACAAAGACAAGCTGAACAGCAACAACAGATGCAATTACAACAAATGCAACAAGTTGCTCAAGCCGCTGGTCAAGCCGCTCCTGCTGCAAAAGTTTTAATGAATGAATAAAGAAATAAACGACAATATAAAAATATTTCAACGAGTTTTCAAATCCCCAGACGGCGAAAAAGTTTTGGAAGATTTAGAAAAGAGATGCAATGTTTTCACGACTTCTTTTAGTAACGACAGTCATGAAACTGCATTTAGAGAGGGACAACGTAGTGTTGTTCTTTTCATTAAATCAACACTCAAAAAACAACCAAAGGAGTAAATAAATGAGTAGTGAAATACAGGCAACGCAAACGGAACAGCAAACGACTGCGTCTGAAGTACCTACGACTAATGCTGCGACAAGTACACCAACTTCAGTAGACTGGAGAACAAGTTTACCAGAAGAATTAAAATCAGAAAAATCTTTATCTAGTATTACAGATATTGCTGGTTTAGCAAAAAGTTATGTACATGCACAAAAATTAATTGGCGCTGATAAAATTCCAGTTCCAAATAAACATGCAACTGAAGATGACTGGAACGCAGTATATGAAAAACTTGGTAGACCAAAATCAGCCGAAGAATATAAATTAAATGTTCCTGATAATATTAAGTCAGATGAAATAGGTATTAAAAACTTTTCATCTACAGCTCATAAATTAGGATTACTTCCTAGACAGGCAGAAGGTATTTTAAAATACTATTCAGATTTATCTGCAGCCGCTATGAATGATGCTAATTCAAAAGCAATGACTGGTAGAAAAGGTGCAGAAGAAAACCTTAAACAAGAATGGGGTGCTGCATATAATCAAAAATTAGAAGCTGCTGGCAAAGTATTTAAAGAATACGTTGGTGCAGATTATCAAAATCTAATTTTACAAGATGGAACAAAACTTGGAGATAACCCAGCAATTGCTAAAGCGTTTGCTAAGTTAGCCGAGTCTTTAGGAGAAGATAAGTTAGTGTCTAATACTGGACCAAACTATATGACTCCAAA